AAATAAATACCAATTTTTATGTATCCCTCAAATCCGTTCTATTATTTCAAAACAATATATATTTTCAATGTTTTGTAAATTAAATATCGGATATATTGAAAAAATTAATGAAATTCCGAATAAATCAAAACCGGATTTCAAACGTATTATAATCAAGATTAAAAAAAATGAATCTAATGATCGAGCCGTTTTTATTTGGAATCGTTTACTAGAAGGAAAAGATATAAAATTTGTCTATAGTGATCCTTGGTATTGGAAAATTGTTTTGGCTCAAACACGGGTATTATAAAGCGAAAGGATAAATATTGCATATAATAGGATGGATCATTCAACCATCCCATTATATTATTTCTTATGAATAATATGCTGTCTCTATTAAAATATATAAAAATATAACTATCAATGCCTCGAAAGCAGACTTGTTATCGATTTTCAAATTAACTGGTTCCTATTAATATGTAATATTTGTTTTTTTATATTTTTTTCGCGGTTTAGAGACAATATATATTGTTCGTTTTCTTTATATTTCTTTTCTGATTATTTCTTTTTTGATTTTGGATTTGTTTGAATATATAAAAAAAAATATTTTTTTTATACAAATAATCAATAATGGAATTAGATTTGGATTGGATTGAAGAAGAAAACAAAATGATTCATATTGAAAAAAACATTCAACGAGAACCTATGTCTTCCGTATCTATACATTTTGTTTATATAAATAGTTCATCCAGTATTGAAAAGGTTGTCACCGAAAAACATCTTTTGTCAAATGAAAAAGGAAATGAAAAAGGATCAAAGGATTGCTCGGTTCTCAAAAAAGAAACATTATTGAAAATAATCAATGAAAAAAAACAATCTTTATTTTTAACCAAATATGTATTTATGGATATTTTGATTTATAATATTGATTTAGAACCGAATTATATTCAAAATTATGTGCAGGGTCTAGGTTCTCCTTCTTTTTTGAAAACAATGCCGATTCCCGATGATATTCTTTTTCAGCCATCTATTTTTATTTTTCATCCATTGAATGCAATCTATATCTTTTTCTTGGAAAAAGATAAGGATATTTCATTGAATCCAAAACCCAGATTATCTGGTTTATCTGATAAAGAAGATATGATAAGAAAGAAACATTCCATTTTTATACCAAGCAGTAAAATAAAGTCCAGAAAATTTCTTATTCGTGAAACGGATAATAATAAAACTCGAAAAAATATAAACAATTAGTTTGGTATTTTATTAAAATGTATTCTTTCAAAAATGATATTGTTCATTTGTTTTATATATTATCTCACCGAAGATTTGAAACAAATTCTTGGTGTAAAAATACTATACAAATTAAAAAATTAGCGCTTTTATTTGAATCACTAGTAAGAAGTATTTTTCAAAATAACGACAAAGAATATTTTCAATTGATACAGAAATTGATTCTCTATACGCGCGATATATTATATGGAAAGGGAGAACAATATCTTAGTTATATGATGATTACTGCTTTTTATAAATATTATCCTGAGGATGCAATGTCCTTGGTCAATTCTTTTGTATATTCAAAATGTAATGAGAATGGTATTTATAGACCTCCCTATGGATGTTGGCGAGATATGAAACATATTTGTTCTTATGCGAAAAATATGGATCCAATAGCGTCTATACCGTTGATTAAAGAAATTATGAATATTATAAATAAACAACTGTATGATGATTTGAATAATAAAACGAAGCAAAAATCATTGGTGGCCAAATGGATACCTCGGGAAAAGAGTAAATATGGCTGGTTATTTTGCGAATTGGCCATCCATTGGGCAAAAAAACATACACCTTATCTTTTTTATAGTAAAAAAACGTGTCAGAGTTCAATAATGTGCGAAGGTTCAATAATCAGAAGAAATAATCTATGTTATTCAAATTATAGAAAAATTGTTTCTATGTTGAATTCTCTACTAGATACGGTTGAAATAAAACAATGTTCTCATAATTGGAAAAATATATCTCCAGAAAGAATAAATATTGGAACTCTTATAAAACAAAAGACTGCGTTTTTTTCGGATAAAAACTTAGATAGAATTGAATGTTCAAATAAATTACATACATATTTTTTAGTCAAAGTAATAGAAAAAGAAAAAGAAAAACCTAATTTTATTAAGGATTTTTTTTCTAATTCTTATTTCCGAAATAAATCTTATAAAATAGACATTTCCTTTTTTGTAAAAGAGGCTATACAAATCAATAGAATGATATTGCCCTTATGTGTCAGCAAACCAGCAGATAATTTTTCTAATTTTGATTTCTTTTTGAATAAATTAGAGAAAACATATTTTTTGGAAAATATTTGGAATCATTATAAAAACAATTGTTATCCTCTTGAAAATGTTATTCCTATTGTGGATATTTCTTTATCAATGAATGCTTCTAATATGATACCTTATTATAACGCCATTGGTATAGCTTGTCTTCTTGCAAGTAAATCTTCTTTTAAAAACCGTATCATTACAATTGATCATCAACCCTCGTGGATTAATTTGGATGATTGTTTGAATTTATGTTCTATGATTAAAAAAATAATAGAATCTTCCAAAGGAGGAACGCGTTCTGATATATTTGAATCGATTGAATTAATTATTCAATCCATTCTTATTACAAATATGACTCCGGAACAAGTCGGAAAAATGGTATTTGTTGTCTTATCGGATATGAATCATATCAATTTTTTAGAAGAAACACATCAAAAAATAGAGAAATTATTTCAAGAAGCTGGATTGAAAAGTATTTATAAAAAGTCGTTTACCGTTCCGCATATTATTTATTGGAATTTATCAAATCAATTTTTGGAATATCCTCCTTGTCTTCATAATACTCCACGTGTTTCTCTTCTTTCGGGTTCTTCACAATCATTGATCAATGATTTTTGTTTTTTAGGTTCTTCTTCTCATTTGGATGAATATACGTTTGATAATCCGTTTAATGTAATTCGTCGAGTATTATGTCAAAAGAGATATGATATTTGATTCTTTACACGCATTTCAATTATTGGTTATACAAATAAATCTGACTCTTTCTTGAAAAACAACGATTTCAAAAATTTACATACTATATCTTCCGGTTCTTCTTTTGGTTCTCTGGGTGGTGGAATAAAATTACAACAAGGAGGACCTGGTCTTGGTTTGAAGGGCGAATTTATAATTTTGCTTGTGTCTGTGCTGTTTTTTTCGTCCATATTATTGTCATCTAATAATATGATAGAATCGGATAATTGATTCGCTTGATTTTGAATATTTCCTGTAGATGATATTCTTGTCAATGGATAGGTAGTTAATGGATAGGTAGTTAATGGATAGGTAATTAATGGATAGGTAATTCGAAAACTTGAAATTGTTTGCATAATAAAGAAAAAGAACAGTTTCATAAAGAGGGGGGGGGTAGATATTAATATATAATTATATTATTGATTATTTATATAGTTTTAAAATTTATATAAACACTTTCACCCTAGTTATTTTATTTGATTATGAAATATTTTTATTTATACAGTGAAAGAATCTTTAATCAAGATATTGATAAATTTGAAAATATAATTACAGTCGATGAGATTCCAGAAGGTCCAATGAGTTCTCTGGTTTCCTCTGAAACGTTTGCAATTCGGTCGTATTTTCAAAATTTAGGAAGAGAATCAGAAGAAAATGAAAAAACGGTCTTTGCTGTTCATCATCCTTTTTATAAGATTATTAATTTATTGGAAGAAGATGTTTATTGGATTTTCAATTTTTTCAATGATAGAGGTTATACAATTGAAACAGACATTGGTGTTATGTATCAATATCGAAAAAATGAGGAATATGATGAAAACAAACGGCTTTTATGTATTTTTTATTATGGATGATTTTTATTATGGATGATTTTTAAGCAAAATAAAAAATAAAAATAACAGTATATATTAAATGATATATGATGCTATTGTTATTGGTGGAGGTATTTCTGGATTATACCTTGTTTATAAAATAAGTAAAAAATACCCTGATTGGAAGGTTCTCTTATTAGAAAAAAATGAAGTCTTTGGAGGAAGAGTAGACACGTATCACGATCGACATATGATGGTTGAAGCCGGGGCGGGTCGATTCAATGATGGACATACTTTATTGATTCAATTGATCAAAGAATTAGGGCTCAGTAAAAAAGTTGTAAATATATCCTCTTCCGCGGTCTATATTCCTGTGGATGGTTCTGGTCAAGAGAAAAATTCGGTGTTGGATGCTCCTTCTGGACATTCTTATGGTTTTTTGGATCCTCTTTTTTTGAGACTCTTGGACGCCCGTCTTGGCGAAACTCTTCCCAATGCTGGTTTGATTACCAACATTGTTATTGCCAGTAAATTTGAATCCCGTGAATTTCTACAAAATCAGACGTTTGGCGAATATGCTTTGCGAATAGTTGGAAAAGAAAATTTCGAATTTATAAAACAATCTTTTGGTTATTATTCTGAGCTGGTTATTATGAATGCGTATGATGCTATCAAACTTGTGTGGAATTTAGGACCACAAAATCAATTCTATAGTTTATCCGGAGGCCTTTCACAGATTATTGAAAGATTGGTTCTCAAGATTGAGAAAAACAAACATATACGATTATTAAAACACCGAGAAGTAAACAATATTGATAGCGATGATGTTGGGTTCTCTGTTTTTTGTAAAGAAAATAAAAATCCGTTTTTGGGAAAACGATGTGTATGTGCCGTCACGAAAAATGTTCTCGAGAAAATTCCTATTTTTCGTCCATTGAAGAATGTTTTACAAAAAGTGAATTGCGGAACTCTTTGTCGTATTTATTCTAAATTTGACGTTAAAAAAGGAGAACATCTTTGGTTAAAAGATTTACCCAAGTTTACAACGAATAATAATTTACGTATGGTAATTCCGATTGATTTTGAGAAGGGGGTTATTATGATTAGTTATACGGATAATATATTTGCCGATTTTTGGCATAAATTATATTTAAAAAAGGGTGAAATGGGAGTATCTAAGGAACTACAGCGATTGATGAAACAAGTAGTAGGTATTATGATTCCTATGCCGGTGGAGACACGTGTTTTTTATTGGGAATGTGGTGTTGGATATTGGGGGAAAGGGGCAGATAGCCACGCGATTAGTCAATTTATGGTGCAACCTTTTGATCAAAAAAAATTATACGTTTGTGGAGAGAATGTTTCTGAAAACAATCAACAATGGATGGAAGGAGGATTAGATACTGCTGAAAATGTCTTTGACAAAATTTGCTTATAAACTTTTTATCATTTCAAATATTCATTTGTTTATAAAAATTTATAAATCTCTAATTTTAATTCGTTTGGGAAATGAAAATGTTCGGTTGTCATATGAATAGCTATAATATTTTTTATCTTTTGTTTTATTTTATTTAATTCATCTATTTCATCAAATAGATTTGAAAGACAACACGTTGGTTTCCAATAGATAAAAGAACTGATTGATTTTTCAAATATAGTTGATTTCATACTTTTTGCAAAATCATTGCTAATATCTTTTAGTGCTTTTGATGGCGGAATAATATATTGTCCAAATGGAATATCATTTATGAATATTTGCGGAGGGTAATGAGGATAATTGGACGGTATAATTAATTTTCTTTTATTGATTGTCAAAATAATTTCATTTTTCTCATTGCGTTCCATCATAACATTTCTATATTTGGTTAATAAACTCATTATTTCCGAATGGACTCTCATTGTTTTTTATTTGGAAAAATAATATTTTTACCATTTTGAATCAATTTTACTGCATAATTATAGTATAATTATTGTTATACTATAATGATTATAATAGTTAGGTTCTCCAATATAATTTAGGATAATATGTTATAAAAAAAGGATTTATAATGAAATCAACATTTTTAATATCCTTTTTTATGAATTTGTCTTTTTTACCAATACATATTTCGTCCGGTTCTCATTTTTGTCGGTTTTCTTTGAATAAAAATAGTTTTATGCATATGAGGTCTAAGCCCGTCTTTCCAAAAACATCATTGTTAAATACTTATTATACACCACTTTATTTACCAAAGAATGAGAACCAGAAGAAATATGTTGACTTTTTGAATGATTATAAAAGAAATATAATTTTAGGTGTAGGTCCTGCAGGAACCGGAAAAACACTCTTTGCTTGTAGCCACGCCATTACTGAATTAAAAGCCGGTAATATTGATAAAATTGTATTGACGCGCCCAGTTGTTCCTGTGGAAGAGGATATTGGTTATTTACCAGGAAATCTGGTTTCGAAAATGGATCCTTGGACAAGACCTATAATGGATATCTTTCAAGAATATTATTCTAAAATGGAATTGGATTCTATGGTAAAATCAAATATTATTGAAATTTCGCCTTTGGCTTATATGAGAGGGAGAACCTTTAAAAGATGTATCATTATTGCGGATGAAATGCAGAATTGTTCTCCGAATCAAATGTTTATGATTGCTACTCGCATTGGAGAACGTTCCAAAATGATCATTACTGGCGATTTGAATCAGAGTGATAGAGGGAAAGAAAATGGATTATATGATTTTTTGAGTAAAATTAAAAATAGTGAAAGAATTTTGGAGAATATTGCTTTAGTCGAATTTGAAAATGGTGATATTGAGCGCAGTGAAATTGTTCGGACAATAATGGAGTTATATAAACCTGAAGATAAGGTTGTTGATATTGTATATCCAGTTGTTTATAATAATACTACTACTGAAGGAGAACCTGAAGCAAAATTTTGTATAACAGATGATAAAAATGATGCGGCACTTATTCCTAGGTCTCTTTATTTTAGTAAATATATCAAATAGAAAGAGAAAACAAATAGAAAGAGAAAACGATTATGAGAAGAAAAAATATAAAAAATACTTCTTATTATAATATAGAATTAGTGTTCTCAAAAAAATATATGAATTTACGGTTTTTCTATTTTTCTTTTTTTCCGACCTTCTTTGTCAACAAGTGTAATGGATTCGATTTTCCAAAAATACAGTTTAAGAATATGTTTATAAAATTATCCCTTGATAATATTGCCTCATCTCATTTGGTTTATTCTTCTTTTTTGAATATGGTGAAAGAAGAACTTTTGAGTGAAGAAACTATATTATCCGGTATTTATAATATTCAAAATTATGGTTTGATTGAATCCTTTCTTTTGTATGGACTTTTTACTTATTTTTTACATAATGAAAAAGGGTTGAAAATAAAAACGGAGAAATTTGAAAGATTTGAAAAATACTATAAATACAGAAAAGTAATACGTAATTTATTTTTTGTATGTTTGTTTGTTTTTACGAAAAATATTGAAAATGCCATCTAGGTTCTCATATTTACACACATTTTTCATTGACATAAAAATGAAATACAATTTATGTTTTTATTATTATATTATTCTTTTTAAACAAAATAATATGATGTCTCTTGCTCTGCTTAAACCCGCTTCGCTTGTACCCGCTTCGCTTATGGTATCTTGTGCAAATAAAATTCCATATGAAATTATAAAAAATATACTTGATTGTGCTAGTTCTCTTGATAAATATGCCATTTGGTATCCATCTATCGACATAAAAACGGGCGAAATACGTAATCGGTTCAATCGCGATACTTGTAATCGTAATATTGTTCGACTACACCATATGCTACGATTTAAACAGCAAAATCCGCCGCGATTTCATTCTATTACAGTAGGATTTTATATTTTGGATGGACTTTCTTATCCTTGTGTAGAATATATATTATCTCGTGAAAGAAACGGATATATGTATCCAGTTGGAGATGAATATGATGAAACATTCAGTTTATCCCGCAGATATATTGTAATTACGAAAGATGTTGGTTTGGGAACAGATGATTATATTTATTTGGATACACAATATGAATATCGTCGGGGTGTTATTGCTGTTGGATCAAGACGCGGGTTTATGATTCGCGACGATGACGAAAATTACGATTATGATTCTATCAATGAAATCAATGTATTTGAACCCAAGTATACGGAGCCTTGGAATATGTCGACTCACGGAAGAATGACTCGAAAATATGATATCAATACTTGGAATTGGGAATTTTCTCAGGACATTGTTCCAGGATCAGATTTTGATGAGTTCTATGAAGAACCCGAAATGTATGATGAAGTTTATGCGTCTATGTCTTTTAAATGGAGATTAGATGAAATTGATTTTGATGGATTTGGACGATTTGTTCGATACGACCAACTTGAAATGGATACTGTGCAAATGATTTGGTAGAATAGATATGTTTCATCTTGTTTTATATTTTGACGTACAACTGTTACTTTGCGCATCTTCGATGCGAAAAGGTATACAACTGTTACCACGCACTTAAAAAGTGCGAAGGTATAAAATTGATTTGTTTTTCTGTAATATTATAAATAAATAACTTTTTTAATTATAATATTGGATTTTGATTATGACAACTCTTTTGGAAAGACAATTGGCTAGAGGCGTTGAATTAGAGAAATTAAAAGATGAACTCTTTTCCGAAATTCGTATTTTGAAACGTGAAAAAAATAGTTTTTTGGAACAAATAATGATATTACAAAAAGAAAATAGAAAACTACAAAAAGAAAACGAAGAATTATTAGGACATAATAAAGAACAAAACAAAACGTTTGATGATGATAATAATATGTGTTTGCAACATTAGATTATATATTATGACTATTAACAAATTAAACATCTAAAATACATTATTTCTCCTTGTATTTCTTCTAAAAAAGATAACTCTTTTTTTTCGTCTTCTACATCTATTTCTACTTCTGTATCTGCATCTGTTTCTGCTTCTGTATCTGCTTCTGTATCTGCATCTGTATCTGCATCTGTTTCTGCATCTGTTTCTGCTTCTGTTTCTGCTTCTGTTTCTGCATCTGTTTCTGCTTCTGTTTCTGCATCTGTTTCTGCATCTGTTTCTGCTTCTATATCAGAAATAGGAATCAAATCTGGCATATCTGCATATTCATCTTCCTGTTCAATTTCCATAGGAATTGGTTCGGGTAATTCTTTATTAATAGAATGCCACATAAAAGCAGATTTAAATATATTTTTATCACCAATATTATCTGGATCAATATTTTTCAAATATGTTCCAAAAATACTATATGAATCTAATAAAACGTCATCAATATATTCATCATCCAAATGACTTACATCTACAAGTTCATACGGGCATTCAGTAGCAATATCTATAAAACCCAAACCGCGCGAATAATGATAAATTGTTTTAGCACAATCACCACAATATCCAATGAATACTCCGTTCAGTGAACCAAAATATAGACAATCTTTACAATTCTTTGGACCCGTATTAAACCAATGATTTTCTGCCCATTCACGAGGAAATGTTTCTGTATAGAGAAAATCGTCTACCATATAATAGTTTTTGTTTGCGGAAGTCATCTTTTGAATAATAATGTGATATTGTTTTTATATTTATAAAATGAAATCAATTTTACATCTTTTTTTACTTTTATGGAGAACCTGTAAAATATCTTGATACTTTAAGGAAAAATGAATCTATTTAATTTTCTTTTCAACTATGTTATTATTACGAGCAGAAAATATAATATTGATGAATCTCATTCACTAAAACATAGTATGGATGTTTTACATTTTGCGAATAAAATTTATGAAAGTGAATTGCCGAAAAATCCTTCTTTGGAAGAACAAAAAAATATTATATTTACATCGGCCATCATACACGATATGTGTGATAAAAAATACAGAAATGAAAAAGAAGGTATTTCTGAAATCAAAGATTTTTTGGGAACAGGTTCTCTTAATGAAGTAGAAATATCCAATATTATTGCCATTATTTCTACAATGAGTTATTCCAAAGTGAAAATGAGCGGATTCCCAGAATTGGGGGATCATCAATTGTCTTATCATATTGTAAGAGAGGCGGATCTTTTGACTGCATATGATTTTGAGAGAACAATGATTTATCAGATGATGAAAAATGGGGATACATATATGGATTCTTTTCAGATATCGAAAAAACTATTTGATGATCGAGTCTTGAAATATAGAGATGATGGCCTTTTTTTGACTGGTTATTCTAAGTGTAAATCGTTGCAATTACATAATAATGCAATCAAATATATAAGACAACTTGAAAAGAGAATAATGCTATAGTGCCCTCTCGAGTAGACATCCTCTTTGTTGGTGCCTCTCTAGACCCTTTCTTGGACTAGACCCTTTGCTGTGCTGGTGCTTTCCTGTATCTCTAGACCCTTTCTTGGACTAGACCCTTTCCTGTGCTACACCTTTCTTCGACTGGACCTTCCTTGGACTGGACCCTTTCCTGTTTGTTATTTGACAACACAGTCGCACCCACCCGGGCCATTCTGACCCCCCCTTCCTCTCTGTCCCACCCAGTAGGCACTGGGTGTATCCGGGCGCGCAGGAAAAGCTCGAAAATATTTATGTCGGGAAATGAGTAGGATATTAAAATGCTAGTCGCACTAGAACTTTCGAGGAACATTCTTGGAAAGTTCTAGAAGGATTTGTTGAACATTTGTAAAATTGAAATACGAATTTTCATTTTTTTCGAAAGGCACCTATTTGAGAGAAATATAATCAACCTTTAAATCTAACCCCCGAAAAAACGATGAGTCTTCAAAATACAATGTCTGGCTCTCAGCGTGCTGTAATTATGCAGACAGTGTTGAGACTATCGAGAATGGTGAACTTGACGAATAGAGACGTAGATATGTATTTACGTCTCTATTCAGACGTAAATATAGGATTGGTTCAAGAAGTGATCCCCCGATTGAATCGTCTGAATAGGATGATTGATCTTGCGGAGCGGAGACCTACACGTGCACCTGCACCTGTGCCTGTGCGTGCGGTTACACCTCCTGCAAGACCACCTCCTACACAACCTCCTGCAATACAGCCGCGTGCAGCTATGCGAGTGGTCCGTGTGGAGGGTGGGCAGCATTTTTGTTGTTCCCGGTGTGGTGGTGCGGGTCATAATCGCAACAATCGGGCGTGTCCGTTGTTTGCTACCCAACCAGATCAACGTGTGCGTATAGTAAGGACATTGACCCCCGAAGAAGTAATAGAAAGAGAGAGACAAAGAATGAATGTTGAACTGTCGATTTCCCAATTTAGGGAAAGAATGGCTGCAGCTGAGAATAGGACTCAGCAGGTAGGAAATGCGAAGCCCTGTATTCGGTTGATCCAGAATGTGGACGAAACCGTTTCTCAGGAACCCGAAGATTGTCCGATTTGTCTGGACTGTCCCGCGATGGCCCAACGAGTCAAGTCCAATTGTTCTCACGAATTTTGCGTGGGTTGTGTCATCGGTATGATTCGTAATACTCCCACAAGATATATTAGAAATACAGATGGACAATACAAAAAGATTGTCCCCTGTCCTATGTGCCGCGCTGAGATTGTGTCTTTGAACTGTATGGCTGCTGCTGGTTTGAATGAATTGACTCCTCTTGTAGCTTAGATTTTGATATTTTGTTTTCATATTTTGTAATTTATAATCAAACCCTTTTTTTCACCTTTTTTTCTTGGTTCTCTATATAAAATTGAAATACAATTTTACGATTTTTTCGAAAGGCATAACTTCTTGTGAGAAATACAATCAAATCTAAATCCAAAATCCGCAAAAATGAGCTCAATTATTGCGCGTTTGAATACGGAATTATCGGCATTAACGGCTCAAGCTGCTAGTCTGATGGTATTCAGAAATAGGGCTTTTGAACGTGGAAATATTGATACTGCGAACCGAGCTATGTCTGACTGGAGACGTAACGCCCAACGTCGACAATCAATAAGGCAGAGTATTGCTGAACAACAAGAAAACCGTGCAGTGACACCTCCACCTAGACCACGCAATACCCGTCCTCCAGAAATACGTAGACGCGAACGTGAAGCAATGCGGACAGTGTATGTAAACGTTGGATCGGGGAATTGCTGTTCTCGTTGTGGCGCTCTAGGACATATTCGCAGTAATATAGTGTGTCCATTGTTTGATACAGAGCCGAATGCACGTGTGCGTGTGGTGAGAACAGGTGTGAGAGTCTCACAATTACGCTTGAATATTGAAAGACTACGAGAAGCAGAGCGTTCTACTACATTGAAGCCATCTATCCAGATCGTAAAGGTATCGGATGAAGTATCAGATGAAGTATCTTCTGAAGAAGAATGTCCGATATGTATGGAATGTCCTGATGAAGCACATCGTGTTAAAACGAATTGCGGACACGAATTCTGTCGTGATTGTATGAAAGGGACAATTGAGAATACCCCTTCTACATATGCGGGCTTTCAGTTAGTAAAAAAGACAGCTTGTCCTGTTTGCCGTGCTAATATTAATATATTGAACTGTATGTCTTTTGAAACCTGTTTTGAATTGAGAAATGTTGTAGCTTAGGTTATTGTTATAATTTTCTGTAATATTATAATCAAACCCTTTTTTTTCGCCTTTTTTTCACCTTTTTTTCTTGGTTCTCTGTAGGGAACCTACGGTAAGATGGCCGAAGGCCATCTTACCGTAGGTTCCCTACATAAAATTGAAATACAAATTTATAAACTTTATGAAGAGTATCAATTTGTTGAAAAACCAATCAAAACCTTTTAAAATGTCGTCTTCTCAAATCGAAATGGAATCTGTCGTTGCAATTGACGAGACCAATATCAAAACCAAATTTTCAAACAAAGGGTTGAAATTTATGGTATTTGGTTTCTGGTTCTCTGAACATTTGCATCAAAAGAATGTTTTAAGCGATGAACTTCGCGATACGATTTTCAAAGAGCTTTGTTTATTCGCGCCTGCGGAAGAACAAAATGCATTATACGATTCCTTTATGGATAATATGAATGCGACTCAGAAATCGATGAAAAAATTTATATCTTGCAATAAACCTAAAACTCGTAAAACACAAAAAAAACAGGTGGAGAAGAAGCCCGAATTGGTTGAGACATTGGTTAGTCTAGCCAATACCATCGATGCGGGTGCTGCTGTTGTTCCTGCCGTTCCTGTAGATGCTACTGTTTCTGCCGTTCCTGAAGAAAAGAAGGAGAAGCGCAAATACAACAGAAAGCCCAAAGATGGTGCGACTACTGATGAAACGCCTACAACTGTTGTGGATGCCGTTCCTGTAGAAAAGAAGGAGAAGCGTAAATACAACAGAAAGCCTACGGTCGTCGAGACTCCTGCTGTTGACGTTTCACCAGTGGTTGAAGTTGCTGCTGTAGTCGAGACTCCTGTAGTAGTCGAGACTCCTGCTGTAGTCGAGACTCCTGTAGTAGTCGAGACTCCTGCTGTAGTCGAGACTCCTGCTGTAGTCGAGACTCCTGTAGTAGCCGTTCCTGTAGCTGATACAAAGGAAAAACGTAAGTATAATAAGAAGCCAAAAGAAACAAAAACTGAATCAGTTCCTGTTGAAGCAGATACTAAGGAAAAGCGTAAGTATAATAAAAAGGATAAGATGGTAGTTTCAATGACTGATTCTCAAGCTAAACCTGAAACACCAACAATTCCAATTGCAGAACCAGAACCAGAACCAGAACAAGAACCGGTTAGCAAAGAAGAGGAAGAAGAAGAATATGATTCTGATGAGGAGGAAGAGGGAACCATTAGTACAGTAGAAATGACTATTGATGGAAAAAAGTGGTTTGTTAGTTCTGATACAAATGAAGTGTATGATCCTGCTTGTATTGATGATCCTAAACCGATTGGTATGTTTGATACTACTAGTCAAACCATTGCATTTTATAAGGGTTAGATAGAATTTGTTTGCTTTTGCTTTTATATTTGATTTTGTTTTGTTTTTGTAATATTATAATTAAACCCCTTTTTTTTATGTAGGGAACCTACGGTTCCCCTACGACCCCTCCCTTGTAAAGGGATTTAGAGAAAATATAACAAATGAACCTTACTTGAAGGGAGGGGGTCATAGGGGGAACCGTAGGTTCCCATATAAAATTGAAATACAAAATTATAAAAAGTGTAAAAGTATCAAATAATCAACACCAAATCAAACTGTAAAATGTCATCTCGTTCTATTAATGCGACAAAAATGGTTCGTGGACCTAACTGTCCTCATTGTTCAAATTTGGGGCTGAATAGTAATCATTGGCTCAGAAAAACACCGGAAGCGAATAGTCCGGTTGTTTGTCCTGTTCTTCTGGCTACGAATTGTACATATTGTAATAAATCTGGACATACTGCTGGATATTGCCAACTTAAAAAACAGGAAATGAAAAATGCGGATAAAGAAATTCGCACTGCTAAATATTTTGAAAAGACTACCTCTGTTATTGAGAAAGCACCTATCAAAACTGGTTTTGTGGTTCTCGAAGAAACTCTAATTGAAAAAGCCAAGACCAAGACCATTACCAAGCAAGTTGGTGAAAAAAGAACTCGCAACGAAATGGATTTTCCTGAACTTGTTCCGCATAAAACAAATCATACAAAAACAGAGAACCTGGCATTTTCATATTTGGAAATGGCTGCAAAACCGGTGGTGGAAGAAAAAATTGTTTATAAAGAAAAACCGAAAGTATCTAAACCGGTTATGCTTCGCAAAATTTGTGCATCTTGGGCAGATGATGATGCTTGGGCTTCATCTGATGATGGATATTGGTCTGATGAAGAATACTGTCTATCGTAATCTATTTTGTCTTATTTTATTATATTTTGTAATTTATTAATCAAACCCTTTTTTTATTGGAATCGGATGTTTGGTTCTCCATTATTCTTTTTTGAAATGATATTATTTCAAAATGTTCCAGAGTGCAAATGATTCTCGACCGCTACGCGGATCTCGGATCCGACCCCCCTCCCTACGGGTAGGGGTCGGTTGTTCTTTATGTTGGTTTCTTTGAAAATAACATTGCATATATGCTAATGCAAAAATAATTTTGAAATAAAATTATACCTCTTATTATAAATCTTTGTTTAATGCTAGCATCAAGCAAAAATCGCAATCTAATGGTTTACATCTTTTCAATTTAATATCATAAAGTAACTTCATCAACTTCTGGAGATGTCTTTTTATAAAATTATCAATTTTTAATTTGGTGAGAACCTGATTAAAAACTATCCAGGTTCTCCATTATTCTTTTTTGAAATGATATTATTTCAAAATGTTCCAGAGTGCAAATGATTCTCGACCGCTACGCGGATCTCGGATCCGACCCCCTCCCTACGGGTAGGGGGTCGGTTGGATTCTTTGAAATGTCGACACTGCATATATGCTATCGAGAAATGAGTAGGATATCTTTTTCCTAGTTATTCGTCATTTTTTTCAAATGGATGGAGAACCTGATAATAATATATATCTAAAATATATATGATTATTAAGAAAGAGAAAAAGGGCTCTCTTATGGTTTATACCGTTGATAAGAATTTCGATGATGAAAAAATGAAAACATTAATGAATACATTTGTCAAACCGTCGCAAATTGATTTTATTATTGATCACGATGCCGATGTTTATACGGTGGAAGGGAAATTACTATTAAAATTTAGAAAGGGGGTTTTACCGGAAAAGAATATTGATCTTTTCTATGATAATATTATTCATCACGCTATGAGAGAGACTACCAATAGGGGTAGCACTACTGGTAGTAAAAACAAGAATGTCACGGATAATCCTAAAACCAAGACCAATATTTTCGGATTTTTTGATAAATGGTCTCCACGACAAAAGTTTTTATTCAAAAGGAAGAATTTCAAACCGGCGGTCAATGTTCGGGAATGTCGGTTTAATCAGGATGAGCCTGATAAATTTGCTAAAACCATTCCGTTGATTCAAGATATTGATCATTTATATGCAAAGTTAACTCCTGAACAATATAAATTACAGAGAGCCAAAGCCGATAAAACTCATTTCAAAATCAAAGGAACTGCCTTTACTACTATTACTACTAATATTAATTTCCAAACTACTATTCATACCGATAAAGGCGATGATCCCGATGGTTTTGGCAATTTAGTTGTTATTCAGAAAGGACACTATTCCGGCGCTCAAACTTGTTTCCCGCAATTCGGTATCGGCGTTGATGTTCGTCAATCTGATATTCTTTTTATGGATGTTCATCAACCTCACGCTAATCTTCCTTTCAAATCTCTTTCTTATAATTCTATTCGTCTCTCCATCGTCTCCTATCTTCGTCCTTCTATCTTCTCTCTCACCAAACACCGCACCAAAAAATTCTTTTTCAAACATAATGCCACTCTTAAACACTTAAAATGT